AACGTCCCCGACCTTGGCGTGCTTCTTCATCAGTTCGGCTCGCTCCGCATGGGCAGCCCCGTCGTACTTTTTCGGGAAGAATCCGAATAGACCGCCCTCCCTGCACAAGGTCGCCATGATTCGGTGGAGGTTCTGCAACAACTGCTTTTCGTCCGTCGTGTTTGCGTCCATTAACTCTATCAACTGCCCAGCAGTCAACTCATCCGTGAACACCGTCGGAATCCACCACTTGCCCCCTGCCTTGAACTTTCGCTTGTACCCCAAGGCGGGCAATGCGTTCCACTCGCTGATAATGGCCTTGTAACGCTTTATGACGCTCTTGGCGGACATCTCTCGGACGATTGATATATCGACCCCCTCAACGATTGCAACGACCCCTGCACGCTTGTCGTAGTCCCCAAGGACGCTAGAGAACTCAATGGCTCCGATGCGTTGGAACTGGTCGATGGTTAGGTGTTGGAGTTCCATAGTTTGGGTCTTGAGTTGCAGCGGATTTCAGGAACGACAACCATAGGCAGGTCGTTAAGCAGGGCAAGGTTGGTCAGAATGCTTTGGTCGTGCCTGTGGTCAATGAATGATGGATGGTTCGGATACTCGCTGGGGTCGTCATTCACGGCCTTATCAACGTGCAGCCACTTGGACCATTCGTACATCAGGTCAATCGTGAAGTCGGTCTTGCGTAAGCCAAGGAACCCCGCCTCTACCTGCATCGGTTTCTCGTTGAAGAACTGAAGGCAGTCCATCAAGGCGTAGCAGTCGCCCTTGGTGTATGAGATATGGTTGTGAAAGTTCTGGTGCAACAGGATGGGGTTGTCTTGCAGGTACTGCTTGGCAAACTCAAAGCAGCCATCCCCGTGCAGGTCTTGGGCATCCAAGTAAAGCAGGGCTTCGTCTTCCTGCAAGTCAAAGAGAGCGTCAAGGATGATTTGAGGCTTCCATCTCCACCAGTTGTTGCCCCTGCCCGGACGTTTCTCGTCCTCGGTTGTTGTAATCGGGAAAGGGTACTGATTAGCCTGCGCCCTCGCTGCTGGAAGGTATTCACTCGTTGCGTAATTGACACCGACCAAATACATCTTAGAACCCGTGAGAGTTGGCGAAGGCGTGCTTGAATGCAGCCACGTTGTAAGGGATGTCAGCGAACCTCTGCGAGTAGGCTCGTTCTAAAATGTGGCCGACGTGAGGAATAGCGACCAACTTCTGCTCAATGCAGGCCAAGGTCAAGTCAAGGTAGGAATCGTCCCAAGTAAGCGTGTAATTGGAGGTTACAGGCACAACGGGTTGATAGAACTCCTTTGCACCCCTTCCAGTCAGTTGCTTGATGTGTGGCTCGTAATTATCACCGCACGACCAGTAAGGCACAACGTCCACAGGGACTCGGAAATAGGCGCAGTAGGCTCTTTGGTCAAAGTCCCCGTTCCGGGTTAGGTCGTACTCGAAGAGGTTCACGACATCGCCGTTCTTGATGTAGCCGTTCTTGGCTAAAGCGTACCATCCAGTCCAAGCAACGAGGTTGCAATGGCTCTCGATGTTGTCGGGTTCGTTCCTTGCAACGATATGGTCAAGGCCAGCCATGCCGTCAAAGTCCTTGAACCCAAGCATGACCCAAGTGTAGGGGGCTAAGTCCTTGAACCTTCCCTCGGCTTCGCATTGCTTCACGATGTCGGTATCGTGGCAGAAGATGTAAGTTTTTGCCTTCATTTCTTGTAGAGGGTTAAAAGCATCCTGCCTCTTTGGTCCGTTGACCCCTTGGCTTCGTGTGGTTGCAGTTGGCTCGTAAGGTTGACCATCGTCAGCAGTTCGGCATCGTGGATGACCATCGTCCCACCGGGGTTGAGGGCTTTGTTGAACAACTCCACCATTTCGGGAATCATGCCGTCCCCGTGGTCCGAGTCGTGAAAGATGAAGTCAAAAGTCCTAACCTCTTGCAGGGCCATGTGGCTCGGTTGGTTGTTCCATTCGACCTTGAACTTGGACAGGAGTGCTTTGCGTTTATCTTCTACGGTTGTGTCGGTATCGTAAACCACCACGTCAAGCCCAGCCAAGGCGATAGCGAGCGTCGAGTGTCCGAGGTAGGAACCGAGTTCTAAAGCGTGGCCTCCCTTGTGCTTCTTGGCTTCCTCGTAGATTTCAATGATGTGGTCCACCGCAGTCGTGTAGATGTGGGAGTAGTCCAAAGCCTTGAGTTGGTCGATGTGTTTTTTCATGCTAAAAAGTTATGACAAAGCGTTCAGGTGAAGGCCAACCGGGGTTGGAGTCAAAGACCTTGGTGTCGGGTTTCTTCCCAATCCAATGCTCTGCTTGATAGCGTTGTTCCCGTACAGGCTCACCGAGTTCCTTGATGTGGCTCGACTTGGCCCACCAAAAGTTGCCCCCAAAGTACGGATAGCCTTCGGGGTTGTTTTGGTCAGCCATGTGAGGGAATTGCTCCTTGGTAATCCAATGGCAGCCTACGGCATCGACCTGCTCCAGCATTTGCAAGGAACGCTCCCATGCGACCACGTTGAAGAACAACATGGACCTGCCCCAAAGTTGGGTGGTCAAGGATGGATTCGCAGCCCCCTTCGTGTGGGCGTACAGGTACACGGCTTCCTCTTGCTGCGAGGCCCGGTACATCTCGGTAAGGGTCGCCTGCTCCCAAGCGTTGGTCCGGGTTACCACGACCTTGACCTTATCGGCCACCATCGAGTTCTCCAGCACCTCCTTGACCGCTTTGCGTTGTTCGGGTGGACCGACGATGCCGACACGGATTTCGTCCAAGACATTGATGAGGCCATAGTTGCAGACGGCCATCATATGTTGGTTGAGGATTAACTGCCAGTTGCCTCCGCAATAGATGTGGTAATAGTGAACGACTTTCATACTAATCCATCCAAACACCATCATGCGTCAAATGCCAAAAGCGATGCCTAATGACTTGAAGGATTAGGCCAAGCAGCGAGTTAGCGTAGTAAACGCCAGCCTCGCAATGCAGTTCAAATTTGTAATGTTTGTTCATTGAAGCAGCAGGGTTAGAAGGGTGATGATGAAGAAAACGGCTGCAACCGTCTTCCCGATTTCGATGATCAGGTCAAGGATGCGTTCGGGGTTCATGCATCAAAGTTAAACCACAACATACTTCCCTGAGTTACTGACCCGTAACTTGTTGAGTGCCACATACCGCATCGCATCGCAGGCGTGGTTGAACGAGTCAATCGGAACCCCTGTGTTCTTGCCCTCCTTGTCGGTCGCCCAAGTGTAGGAGCGTAGTTCCTTGATGAGGTTGGTGCTATCCTTGGTCACCTGCAATTTAAAGCGTTTCAGGATGTCTATCCCGTTCCGAATCGAATCGGGGCCCTTTTCTGCTGGCTTTATATTGAATCCAAGTCGATAGATTTCTTCAATGGATTTCGGTTCGGCAGAGTCCGCCACTATCTCCCAAGCCCTTGTGATGCCCAGCGTCCGCAACTTGTCTGCGATGTCTTGGTTGGTTAGACCCGTGGAGTAGAGCAGTTCCTGAATCAGCAGACAGTCCCCTTGGCGGTAGATAGCGACCAAGGCCGTTGGGTCGTTGCTAAAGCCCCAGTCAAGCCCAAGGGCGACGAATTTCGCACGGCTGACATCTATACCCTCCACGACCTCGAAGTCCTCGTATATCGCACCCTGAAGCGTCCCGACCTGACCGAGGCCGTACACCTTCCACCAGTTCGCCCAATACGCAGACGTTTCGGCTTTGGTGCGGTTCAGTTCAATGTCCCGCCTAATCGTGTCGGGCAAAGCCTCGTTGTCCTGATAGGTCAGGATGAGCAGTTCGGAATCGTCCTCTCGCAAGACTTCGGTATGCGCCCAGAACTCATGCGTTGGGTTGAAGTCGATGTATATGGCCTCACTGGTACGAATTGCGAGTTGGTAGTAGGACTCAAAGTCGATGTTGTTCGCCTCGTTGATGAATAGCACCTGCCTCCTTGCACCCCGAAGCCTTGCCTCTTGGTCAGCGGAGAAAAACTCAATGGTGCTACGGTTAGCAAACTGGTAGGTCAGCAGGGTCTTATTCCACCTTGCCGGAACGAAGATGCCCTTGGCAATCATTATCTTGATGAAGTCCCGAATCGCACCCCTCCGAAGGTGAGGCACGGTTTCCCCGACGATGCTGATTTCGGTCTTCTTCGTGCAAGCCTGTTTGATTAAAACGCAAAGGATGCTGAAGGTCTTGGAGGCCGAGGTCCCTCCTTGGATGACCCGTTTACGATGGGTCAGCGATTCAATCTTCCGCTTGGCGGTGGTGTTTATGACCTTCATTCATCCTCGGTCCATTGTTCAATAAAGACCTGATTCTCCTGCTTGTCCACCAAAGAGTTTAACCGTTGGGTGATGCTTGCGTTGTACTGACCGACCATACCCCCTTCGATTTGGTCTTGACGGATGACTCGCTTTATGCGTGAACAGATGGCTACATAATCGTCATATCGCTTGTCCCTGTTTGTGAAATAGGTCCCAAGGTCCTCAATGATACCTGCATCTGCACACCAGTTCTCAAAGCCTTCCAAGGTCAAGGGTCGCTCCAAAGGCTCATGCTGGGGGATAGCATCCTTGCCGGGGAATACCGTCTTGGTCCGAGGGTTGCTCTTGACCTGCGAGCGGTATGCCTCAAAGTACTCCCACATCTTTTCGGGGGTTTCAATGTACTTGCCGTTGCCCTTACTGGTTCCCATCAGTATTCGATTTTGTCGATTAGGTCGCTTATCTTGTTTACGATTTTCATTTTCACTTCGTACTGGTTCGGAGCATTGGACTCATCCACCGCTCCGATGCAGTCGCAGAGGGTCGTTATGACCATCATCAGCGAGTCCATCCGAGCCTGCACTTGGGCTTCGTCATCCTTCGCCTTCGAGTTCGCCAAGTTCCCGGAGTTTATTTCTTGACCATGAGAGAGCCGACTTACCGCCCCATAGGAGGTAGGAGATGTAACCGCAGTCGCTGGTGTCGTCAGCGTTGTCGTAGTAGGTTTCAGCACGGGACAGGTAGGAGTGCATCCGCTTGATGGTTTCCACCGAGATGGCTTCCCCGTTGGCTAACTGCTGCGCCCGGACCTTGCCTGTTTGGGTAGCACACTTGTTCCCGTTGCGTTCGTTGAGTTCTATCCCTCGCTTGGCATTGGAGCGAATCTCTTGGCCGTAATCCGAATAAGACTCGAACTGCTGCCTTTTGTGATTCTCCCACGTTGAGCCACAAACCGCAAGCCGTTGAGCCGTATCGGGGAACTCCGCATTGGTTTGGTTGTTGCTCATGCAGCGACCGATGAAGCCTTCTTTGCTTTCGTTATTGTTCGGGATTGGCAGGGGCATTCAGGGAGTGGTTTATGGTGTTTTGGTTGACTTCGAGAAACAAGTCCGCTTGTAGGTAAATGTATTGAAGAGCCGATTTTACGCAGTCTGCGCACCACCAATTCGTAGGCGGTCGTCCGTGAGCGGTCAGGATGGCTTGCAGTTCACCAACGGCATCGGGTGGCAGTCGCATGGTCAGCGATGCCACATACTGGTCCCAATACTTGCGATGCTTCTGGGCAATTAAGAACTGGTCGTTGGTCATTTGAAGGTCCATTCCCGAATAATTATTGCGGTGGCAGATGAGGCAAGGCCAAGGATAGGAGCCAAGTACCATTGGCAGGTCGGCAGGGTCAGGGCAAAGCCAAGCCAAAACCCGAAGCAGGTCATGCACGAAAACGGCTTCCGCTTCGCAAAGGGCAGAGCGTAGAACCATCCCGGCAGGACCCGGAACTCCACGACCGCAAGGGTCGTCAAGGCACTAATCAGGATGGGATAGACCAGTATATCCATTGGCTTCGATTGCGGTTTTGATTTTGGCTTTGGCCTGTTCTATGGAGTAGATGATGGACCTATAAGGGATGCCCGTTTCTCTTGACATGGCCTTCATATTCCCCGTCTGCATAAGAAGGTTCAGCAGTTCTTTGTCGTAGGGGAACGCTCCGTCCTTGGCCCACGAATCCATCTCTTGCTGGGCGATGGCCCAAAGGTCGTCAAGCAGGGAATCGTAGTCCTTGCTTAGTTCTTGGGTTTCGGGGTCCACCTCGACACGCTCGTCGTGATGACGGTACTTCTTAGCGAATTGGTTGTTGTTGCCCCGGTACAGGTTCATTATCAAACGAACGATGTAGAATCGCAGGTAACCTTGCACCTGCATCTTGGTGATCTTGTCGGGGTCCTTCTCCAGTAGGATCAGGACGACCTCTTGTTCGAGGTCCTTCCAAAGCGGATTGCCCCCCGTGATGGTGAGGCAAGCCTTGCGGATTTCACCGCTGCGGTAGAGTTCGAGGATGATTGATTCTGCGTACACTCACGCAAAGATGGAGAGCGCTCTTCCTAATGTTGCAAAAAATCCCGTGTCCTGTTCAAAACTTGTGTACGAAGGAATTTAATGTCGGGTCTTGCCCTCATGTTTATCGCAAGGATTTCGAGGTTGTGCATGACCGTTGCGTGGTTCCTCTTAATGATTCGCCCGATTTGGCAGTAGGTGTACAGGTATTCCGAGTAGGCGATGTCTGCGAAGATGGACCGGGCCAAGACCAGTTCTTGGGTCTTGACGTTGCTGGTAATGTCGTCCGGGTTGACTCCGACAACCTCTGCCGTGTAGCCAAGGATGGTTCGTGAGATTAGGTCCATGTTAGAACGGGTTAGGAGGTAGTGGCAT